TACCATGTGTGAGCAGAAAGAATCTGCCCATCGAAATACTTGTCCTGGCTTAACGTTATAGCCATTATCTTCACTTAGTAACACGATCCAGTCATCACCTTCAGTACGGGTAATCATCCATAACTTAAATCCGAATCGTTGAGATAAGAACTTTAAAATAGCTTGACCCGCTTCCTCAAAGTTTTTGAAATTAATATTGTGCATAGGGAGAGAACCTATTTCCGTATAACCTGATAATTTATTCATATATCAACCAAACCATCTTGTTATCTCATAAGTTTATTGGAGGAAAGTAATTTATAAGAAATAGTTAAAGTTAAATTTGCAGTACTGTAACTAAAATTTATGAGAATTTCATCGGCAAAAAAGCTGATTCTTATAGTATAAAAATTAGCCTTTATTGTTTAAGTATAGTTATAAATATTTATAAATAAAACCAAGTATTTATATCGGGTATTTTAATGAATGGTAAAATAAAACCCACATGTAGTGGGCGAGCGAAAGTTTTTTGCTTTGTTATTACAGGTCTTGTGTTTGAAGGTGACCTCATCATTAAGATAAACGAAGTCTGTTTCAGAAATATTAAAACTATCAATCTCAATGATTTCTTATTTCAACACTGAACATTGTTTTTTTCTTTATAAAATTTTAAAACTTTATTTAGATCTGATTTAAGTTCCTTAGGCGTATATTCTGGAGAAAGCTCTATAAGTGCTGGAACATACTCATTATGGTAAACAGCAGGGTAAGTCACCTTTAACTTACTTTTTAAAAATCCCTATACAACCCAATAACCTTATCCAAGCCGCATATAGCGGCTTTTATTAATTGTTATTTATACTCACCATTTCTCTATTCGCGTAATTTGCCATATCCATCCAATTACCTGAAAATCTTGTGATAATTTTTCCTCAGAAGTTAGTACTATTTCAGGAAACTCAGAGGCATTATCAGAAACAATTCTGACACCTCCGAAAGGCAAGTTATATAAACGTTTAGCGTAGTGAAGGCCGCCAATGCAAATCACGAACATCCGGCCATCTTTAATTTCTTTTCGCCCAATATCTATATGTATGGTATCTCCGTCCTGAATTGTGGGAGACATTGAATCACCTGTGGCAGTCGCTGCCACAGCATTATCCTTACTGATTGATAAGTTTCTTAATGTTGCTTTTGGTATGCGTAACTTTCGTTTTTCATTAGCAATATATTCATTTATTGATCCAGATCCGCACGCGAAACTAAAGTTTTCAAAAAACGGGATTTCTACCTCATCATCATCAAGAAGTGTTCTTTCATCCCATGCTGATACTCGGTGAAATTCTTGATCCCTAATGGAAGTGGGATGTTCACCAGTTTGCAACCAGTAAGCATCCACCCCTAAAAAATTAGCAATAGCTGGCAAGTGTGAAGAAGAATCAACTCTTCCTGTTTCAAGTTGGCTTAGGGCAGACTGGGTTATTCCAATTGCTTCAACAACATCTTTTTGAGATTTATTAGCTTTCTTTCGAGCCTCTTTTAACCTGTCCTTAAGCATTACGCTACACCTTACTAACTACTTTACTTAGCTTATTAGTGCGCTAATATTAAATCAAATTAGAATACTTATTGAATAAATATTAGAAAACTAATATATTAATAAAGAAACTTATATTTTGATGAGAGAATGCAGATGCAAACCCAATATCAAGCCTTGGTTGAACATTTCGGCAGCCAAGAAGCTGCTGCAAATGCACTACAGGTAAAACAATGCACTATCAGTGGTTATGTAAACGGCAAATGGCAAATGTCTGAAAAAGTTGCTGCTCGTGCCCAGAAGGTAACAAACGGAAAATTTAAAGCGTCCGATTTGTGTTCATCACTTAAAGAAATCGAACAGCTATATACCTGAGGTAACCCATGAGCAAAGTATCTATTGAGCTAAGTGCAAGTGCCAGAAATGGCGTAGCGCGCATTTTGCAAGCGCTTGCAACAAGCAAGCAGGGCGAGTTAGCTGATCAGTTAGGAGTGGACCCTAGCACATTATCTAGAATGAAGAATGACTTGAAAAACAATAACTTGACCGAAATTGAAATGTTTTGCGAGTTATTGAGCTGCCTTGGCTTAAAGATTGTACCAAAGGAGTACCAGAGCATTGATAAATCTAGAGTAGAAGCACTTCTTGTTATGTCTAAAAGCTGGATGAGCCGTATTGAATCGGTGGATGACTTATTTCATGACGAAATCAGTGGCCAAAAAGAAAAGCTTGGATATTAAAAAAAGCCTGATCTTGGGCAGACAGGCTTTTTTATATTCAAAACGCTTGGAGAGAATTTTAAATATGAAATCAAATTTAGCACATGAACCACCACTACCTCAAGGGCAAGTAGTTCATTTCCCAAAAAATGAGCGCAAAGCGATGTCGAATAAAGAAGAGCGCTACACCAAGATGCCTAACACGTTAATTGATAGCCAGATTATGGCTCAGTTAAACGACAAGGCATTTAAGTGTTTAATGTTTGTCATGCGTCAAACCATAGGGTTTGATCGCGCCTCACATCCAATTGCTATCACTCAATTTCAAAAGTACTGCGGGATTAAAAAACGCGATACGGTTATGTCATGTATTCGCGAACTGGAAGAGCTGGGTTTAATCAAAGTTGAAAGAACAACAGGCTGTCTAAACGAATACCTTTTCACCCCTGACCAGTACCGCGAAAAGGGACTAGTACCAAATGAAGGTAGTACCCTTAAAAGTGATGGGACTAGTACCACCAAACAGGACGGGACTAGTACCGCGAAAGGTGACGGGACTAGTACCGTTGAACGGGGCACTATTAAAGAAACACTTAAAGAAACATTTAAAGAAAACTTTAAAGAGGAAAACGCGCAGGAAAATTCTGTTGACCAAGTGCTAAATCTCTGGACACCAGATATACATTCCCTGAACTCATGGTTGCAACGAGCAGGTGAAATGCCAATGACTCAAGACCTGATCAACCAGATCTTACTTGAGGTGAACGCTCATTACGAACCACGTTTGAAAGCTGGCTTGATTACAGACACCCAAATGTATTCAAACTTTGTGAAGTGGGTTAAACGCAAATTCACGCCAAAAGCACCAGCCTTCTCTGAAAAACAAAATTCAGGCCTAAATGTAAATACTGCCTGGAACAACCAACCAGCACACCAACATGCTCCAGTGGACTCACCGGTTGAAATTCCGGAGGACTTCGTATGAATGCAATGTCATCGTTTTCGTTTGGACTCAAAAAAGTTCAAGAGATCTGTATCAAGCACAAGGTTGCCATGGTTCAAGCTGGCCCATACCACAAATGCCCACAATGCGCCGTAGAGTTTCATGCAGAACAACTTGCACAAGCACAGGCTGAAATTGATCGCACTGTCCGTGCGAAACATTTTGCAGGCGCCATGCTTCCAGAGCGTCATGCTGAATCAGGATTTAAAAATTACTTTGTTCAACATGCTGGACATCAAACCGCATTGAATCAGGTTGTTTCATTCGCAAAAAGTATGATTGGTGGTCACAAGAATAACCTTGTGATGGTGGGACCTACAGGTACTGGTAAAACCCATCTAAGCTGCGCAACGGCGCGTACATTGCTGAACAAAGGTAAGCATGCGCGATACATCACCAGTGAAGATCTAGCACAAAAGATCATGGATGCATGGGATAAAAAAAACCCTGATGTAACTGAGAAATCAGTGATTCATGAATTCACTCAATACGACCTGCTAATCCTGGATGAATATGGATTGCATGACCGTGATAAACGCCGTGAGCTGGTCCATAAAGTTCTATATGCACGCTATGACCGCATGAAGCCGACTATGTTGATTTCAAACCTAACCCTTGAAGAGCTGAAGAAAGACTTGGGTGACCGTCTATGGTCTCGATTCCAGCAAGGTGGATTGACAATTGTCGAGTGCAACTGGGCAGATCAGCGTGTGGGGGGTGTAGCTTGAATATTAAAAAACAGAAGGTCACTTTTGAAGATCAGATAAATTTAGTGCTGTTTGCCTGTTATGCCACAACACCTTTTACGACAGCAGATATTCAAGAAGCCGTGTTTGATTTTCATCGGACCACAATTTACAGCTTACTTCAGGCGCATGTGAAAGCAGGTTATTTGGAGCGTGTTTCAGAAAGCCACTATCGGGCGACTCAATACGCGAAAGATATTATGAATGTAAGGGGTGAAGTTGCCGCATGAAGGACTTAAATAAAACCCTGATGTTTATTTTTATGGCTATTAGCGCCGTTGTATTGAGGATGTGGGGTGAATGACCAGCTACTCAATCGCTGAATACAAAAAAATGGTTAAAGCCACCAGACCGAAAGGGCGATCTATACGCCCTAAGGTGAAAAGCGAAAAAATACCAAATGAGTTTGAAGCAAAGCTGGCCAGAGAACTAAAGACTTTAAAAATCGATTTTGAGCAGGAGTTTTATTTTCATCCTGATCGTAAATGGAGAGCTGATTTTCACTTAATAGGCAAAAAGATATTGGTAGAGGTTGAGGGCGGGATCTGGAATGGAGGAAGACACACAAGGGGCAAAGGTTACCTTGGGGACATAGAAAAATATAACGCAGCAACGATGATGGGTTATCAGGTAATACGGTTTAGTACGGATCAAGTGAAGTCAGGTCATGCGATCCAGCAGATAGAGAAGATGGTGGGGATTTAGGATGAATGCAGCAGTAACGATTATGCAAACAACGGATTGGTCTAAATTCAGTTTTGAGAACTGGCTTCGTCAGTTTGGGGCTTGGATAAATGGTGATAGTGAAACCATGGTGATGGTGGTAAAGACTATGCCGACCAAACGAATTACCCAAGAACAGCGTGAACAATTGCTTGCGATGTACATGAATGATGAAAAACTTAAAGATCGCTTATGTGTACAGCGCCGTGGCACATGCTGTCAGATCGACAATAATGAAGCACGTGCAATTCATAAATTGATCTTAGATATCCAAGCCATCAATGATGAAATTGTCCAAGAGTGGGTATCTGCACTTTGGTCACATTACGTGATGGGGAATTCATTACGTGACATTGCAGAAAATTATGACACATCAGTTTTACAAATACGTCAGGATATTAAATGCGGTTTAGCATTTATTAAATCTAGATATCCTCGATTTAAGATTGATATTTTTGAGAAAAAGGCTGAAAAATCCGCTTGAATGTGCGCACGGGGTATGGCATATTTCTGTTATAGTGATCGAAGTGTACGTTAAAGCACTAGATTGATTTAAAAGCTCGCCAAATGGTGGGCTTTTTTATTGGCTGTGAAAGGTGAATGGCCTTGATAGTTGAGATAAAAGCAATTTAGTTGAGTACTCTGTGTTATAACCTGACCTCGTTATCTATTTTAAATAATCAAATGAGAGCTAATGAATGATGTAGATCGGTATGGGTATGGGTATGGGTATGGGTGGTGCGAGCTTATATATGCTGAAGCACTAAAACTATATAGACCGTCGAAATATGAAACAGTTAATAAACTTAACTTCCTTGCCTTGACTTTAGAGCTATTTGCAGAGATACAGAAGGAGCATGCAATTGTTGATGTAAAAACCGTAAATATAAAATTTAGGTTTAGGTCCAAGAGTTATGTCTTCTGGGTTTTCGAAATACCTGATTTTAAAGATAGAAAACTATACCTTGCTTATATGTCTAACCATTTAAGTAAGCTGTAAGCCAATTGATAAGAAAGTTTGCTAAATAGTGAGCTTTTTTGTTGTCTAAAATAAAGCGCCTGTCGTATAACTAATAAGACATCATATTTTTAGTGTGATTGATTCAGAGTTTAATCCTGCTGGACGTACAGATTAAACAAGTTTGGCTATTAAATAATCTTTATGACTAAATGATGATCAAGTTATTAATAAATATAACTTAATTATTACATGTTAAAACATTCCGTATATATTTCTTATACTTACCTTTCATAGCTGAATGATATCTTGTGTTCATTCTTAGAACTTTATGAAAACAAATAAAAGATGACCTAAATCCTACCTGTTTAGCCCTCCAGCTAAGCAGTTTTTTTTATTTGAAAGTTAAATTTAATAATACGGTCTTGCATATAATATTTTTATGTATATAATTCAGCCCAGATTCTATTGCTGTAGTTTCTTTTTCAAGTTTCTGCCTCCTTCCATAAAGGAGGTATTTTTTTGCCAGGAGAAAAGTATGCTCCAATTCATATCATATACTGCTTATCCGGCCTGCATGGTGTGACTGAGATCGATTACACGGTTGATGATGAAGAGATCAAAGTATGTCGTGATTGTTTGAAAGAAATTGATTAAGAGCCGTCTCTCATGAGGGGGCTTCACCGCATGGTATAGCCGCAAGGACTACATACATTGGGTGGTGTATGCAGTCATTCGCCTTTTGTGAGGGATGGTTAGGTGCAAAAACAACTTAATTATTTAATCTAATCTTCGAATGGATTGCGCATTATATCTTGTATTTCTAAATAAAATAGATTTGACGCGAAAAACAATAAAATTCCACTCCAGTTGAGATATAGGTCGTATGCGCGAACGCCAAAGCCTAAAAAAATTAAACTCAATACAAAAGTCAAAACTAAAGCAAATAAAAGGAGATATAGGGAGATAATTCGTTTCATCCAAGCAGTGCTATTCTAAATACTTTGAGTAGCTATATTTTATTGATAAATTTAACAAAAAGTAATAAAAAACAAACATATCTATAAAATAAATGATGGGATTTACTTATTAAGTTAAGTGATTATTTAAATAATAGTTAATATATTGATAACTGGTTGACATAAAGTATTATTTGTGAGTTTCAATTCTCCTGTCTTGCTATAAGGAGAAATGAAATATTTTTACTTTTTATCTGGATACAAGTTGAAAAGTTTAATAAATCAAAGTATTTTACTCAGGATTAAGAAACTCTCCATGTTTTTGCTTAATTTTAGTTTATAGCCTGCATTTCCTCAAAGTGCAGGTTTTTTTATTTTTTGAATTCGCCGAACGTATTACGGCACATAAGACCCTGCTCAATATGCATTATTGGCGGGGTTTTTCTTTTCTTATTGGTGGTACCCATGACAGACAAAGTACAAGCTAAACAAGACTTAGAATTTTGCAGTGCTGAGCTGTCTAAGTATCAGAACCTCAGTCGATCTGGGCTTAAGCGGCATCAAATGATTGCGATAGATGAAGTTATGATTGAACTGAAACAACGAATTAAAAATCTTAGAAATATGCTGTAATAAAAGATTAGTCAAGATATTTAAAATGATCACTTTTGATATTGTTCTATGTACCTTTTATCTTTATATCTATTAATGGTAGAAATGAAGCTAAGGCATTCTCTAATGACAAAAATTGAAATGTTGGTAACTTTATTGGCGATCTTAATTATAAGCTCAATAATCTATCTAATAGGGCAAACGTACAAATAAAACCTCCTTCGGGAGGTTTTTTAATGGCTGATCTTTTATGGATGAGAAAGCATACAAAATTTTTACTCAGAAGATCCCACCCAAAAAGAAATCACGAACCAGACCATTACCTAAGCCTGGTGAGAAATACTTAGAAGCATTCGATCGACTCAAAGAAATTCTTGATCGGATGGAAATCAAGTACGAAGAATATTTTCATTTTAAAACCACTAAGCATTGGCGCTTTGATCTTCACCTTATCGAATATCGAATACTGATTGAAATTGCAGGTGGTCCATGGTCCGGTGGCCGTAAAGGTAAATTGGCTACAAAAGCATGGAGCATTGACCGGTACGACCATGCAGAAGAAATGGGTTATCGGTATCACCGTTTTGAAACCAGTGACATCAACCTGGGTCGAGCTACCAAGTGGCTGCGAGATTTAAAGGCATCACATGGAACAACAATTCAGACCATTCCCGCCGTCGGATCTGATTGATCAGGCCGAAGAAGAGGAAGCTATTCGCTTGGCACCTGCACCAGAACTTAAAGAATGGGTCGTTAATAATTGGCTTACTTTAGGTGGTGAATTACATAACCCGGATCATGACCATATTGCTGAGCTGCTTCACGACAATGAAGAGTTTCTTGCATTCGCATGGGCTTCATCTGCCGCCGTAGCGAAAAAACGGATGGTATTGGGCCAGTGTGAAAAGGTCATGTTTAACCAGGGTGGCTGGAAGAAAGCACGCCAGGAACAGCAGATGCGGGATTGGTTTGGTTTTGTACCTCAATACCTCATCACCATTGATGCCACTTATTGTGAACAAGCTTCAGATCGTGACTTCTGTCGACTGATTGAACATGAGCTTTATCACATCGGCGTTGAACGTGATGAGGACGGCGAGATAATTTATAGCGATATGACTGGGCTTCCTAAGCATTACTTGGCTGGCCACGATGTCGAAGTGTTCTTTGGTGAGACCAGACGATGGGGTGCAGACGAATCTGTTAAACGGCTTTTGGAAATTGCCAGGAATGCGCCGTTTGTATCTGAAACTAGTATTGCTGCGTGTTGTGGAAACTGTGTGATTGGTTAGAGCTGAAAGGCTCATTTTTTTGACCGTCTTCTTGGACGTACTTGGACGGATTGAGATTTATGGCCAGACTTAGAAAAGAGGTGCAAACGTATATAGTGCGTTCACTTGCGCAGTTTAATACCCCCCAAGAAACAGTAGTTCTTGTCAAAGAAGAATTTGGAATTGATGTTACTCGACAGCAGTGCGAAGCATATGACCCAACCAAGCGGACTGGAAAAGACTTAAGTGCCAGCTTGAAGAAAGAATTTGAGGAAACTCGAGAAGAGTACTTGGACAAACCTAAAAACATTCCTATTGCTAACCAAACCGTTCGCTTAGAGGCATACCAGCGACTAATCAATAAAGCCAAGAGCCCTGTGATGGCTTTAAAAATTCTCAAGCAGGCTGCAGAAGAAATGGGTGGCAAGTACACCAATAAGCAAGAGGTTGATCACACTACGAAAGGCAAGTCGATAAATATGCCAACAACAATTGAATTGGTGGCTCCTGATGTCAAAGGTACAGATTGAATTACCGCCAAAATTAATACCATTATTCAGTACGCCTAATATTCGTTACAGATCATCATGGGGTGGTCGTGGTTCAGCTAAAACGAGATCGTTCGCGTTAATGACGGCGATCAAGGGTTATATGTATGCTGAAGCGAAGATCAGTGGATTGATTCTTGGTGCACGTGAGTACATGAACTCACTTTCAGATTCCTCAATGGAGGAAATCAAGCAGGCGATTCGCTCTGTGCCTTTTTTAAATCAATATTATGAGATGGGTGAAAATTTCATCCGCACCAAGAACCGCCGTGTGAGTTATGGTTTTGCTGGTCTTAGACATAATCTGGACAGTATCAAATCCAAAGCACGTATTTTGCTGTGCTGGGTGGATGAGGCTGAAACAGTCAGTGAGATGGCATGGCGAAAATTGCTTCCTACAGTCCGTGAGGATGGTTCAGAAGTTTGGATTACTTGGAACCCTGAGCGTAGAGATAGCGCTACCAGTCAGCGTTTTAGGCATGAAGAAATCTTTGATGATCTAACAGGTGAATTGATTGGTGTTGGTGTAGAGATGAACTACAGCGATAATCCATGGTTCCCTGAAGTCTTGGAGATTGAACGCCGTCAGGATCAAAAGAATCTGGATGATGCGACTTATCGCTGGATCTGGGAAGGTGATTATCTTGAGCTTTCAGAGGCACAGATCTTTAGGAATAAATACAAGGTTGAAGCCTTTGATGATGAGCTTTGGAAATCAGCAGAGCGCTTATTCTTTGGTGCTGACTTTGGTTTTGCGAATGACCCGAACACCTTGATTCGCTCATTCATCCTTGAGAACACGCTCTACATTGAATATGAAGCATTCGGTGTGGGGGTCGACCTAGATGAAATGGCACAGTTTTATGAGTCAGTGCCTGGTGCAAGAGACTGGCCAATCAAAGGTGACTGCTCTCGACCGGAAACAATTAGCTATCTACGGCGTCAGGGCTTCAATATTGAGGCTGCTGAAAAGTGGCCTGGATCTGTTGAGGATGGCATTGCGCATATCAAAGGTTTTGATGAAGTAATCATTCATCCACGGTGTAAGAAAACCCTGGAAGAGTTTAGAAACTACTCCTACAAAAAAGACAGGCTTACTGATGAAGTTCTACCAATCATTGTTGATAAGTGGAACCACGGCATAGATGCGCTGAGATATTCATTAGATGGCTACATTATGGCCCGCGGTGGAACTGGAGTTTGGTCGCGCCTTTAAGAGAAAATTATGGGAATATTTAAATTTACAGCCGATAGTTTTCAGAACTTTGCGGCTCGTGTCGGCTTAGGTGCTGGCAGCCAAAACGATCAGTCTAGCTATGGATTCAACTTCACCAGTCGTAACCGCCTAAAGCTTGAAGCGATGTACCGTTCAAGCTGGGTAGTTGGTCAGGTGGTTGATGTTGTAGCCGAAGACATGACCCGCGAGGGAATCACGCTGCAAGGCTTTGATGATCCAAAGCATGGCGAAATCATTAATGACACACTGGATACGTTACAGATCTGGGATAAGCTCAGCGACACCATTAAGTGGGGACGTCTCTACGGTGGTGCTCTCGCTGTCATGCTAATCGATGGTCAGAATGTCTCTACGCCGTTGAATATTAAAACCATTGGCAAGGGCCAGTTTAAAGGTCTGATGGTTTTAGATCGCTGGATGGTACAGCCTACGCTTGAAGACCTGGTCACCGAATATGGCCCAGATTATGGCAAGCCTAAATACTATGACGTGTTCCAGGATGCGGCTGGCCTCTGTGGTCAGCGTGTGCATTACTCACGTGTGATCCGTATCGACGGCGTAAACCTTCCGTACTGGCAGGCCATGACTGAAAACCTGTGGGGGCAATCAGTTATTGAGCGTCTGGAAGATCGGCTCACTGTTTTTGATAGCGCCACCATGGGTGCTGGCCAACTAGTCTATAAAGCACATTTACGCACGTACAAGGTCAAGGGTCTGCGTGACATTATCGCTACTGGTGGGCGTGCTTTTGAAGGCTTGGTTAAACAGATTAACCATATTCGGGAATGGCAATCCAATGAGGGTTTGACCCTGATGGATGCAGAGGATGAATTTGCTACACATCAGTACAGCTTCAGTGGCCTTGATACGATCCTTCTGCAGTTTGGTCAGCAGATATCTGGTGCAACTCAGATTCCATTGGTACGTTTGTTTGGACAGTCGCCGGCAGGCTTAAACTCAACTGGTGAGTCTGACTTATCCAATTACTACGACAGTATCAATCAGCAACAGGAACGCCGTCTGCGTACGCCGTTGCATAAGCTGCTTGAAATCATATTCTTGTCAGTGTTGGGCAAGCCACTACCTGATTCATTTAAGTTTGATTTCACAAGTCTGTGGCAGATGAGTGAAGAGCAGAAATCCAACGTGGCTGAAAAGACCACTAATGCAATTCTGAAAGCTGAAGAACAAGGTGTGATTAGTCGACAGACAGCGCTTAAAGAATTAAAACAAGCGAGTGCATCAACAGGCATTTTCTCAACGATCACTGATGAGGAAGTTAAAGATGCTGAAAATGATCCACCTGCACCAGTGAGTGAACATGATGAACCACTTCGATCCGAAACGGATGCGGCGGATGGAGATCGAGTACAGCCGTCAGCTGCGTAAAATCTCAGGCTATATCGATACGATTGTGAAAGGGTTTGATGTTCATGACCCGAGTACACATCCAATGATTGTCAGTTCACTGAATAAGTATGCAGACACGTTGCATCATTGGGCCAATAACACTGCTGGACGGATCATGACTGACATCGCCTTGCGTGATGAAAAGACATGGTTGATCTACGCTAAAGACCTGTCCTACGGCGTACGTGAGCAGATCAGGAATAGTGATGTTGGCGCCGTTTACCAGCAATTGTTATCTGACCAGGTGAGATTGATTAAGTCTCTGCCATTAGATGCAGCTCAACGTGTGCATGACCTATCGACCAGAATGCTGATTGAAGGTGGGCGGTCGAAAGAGCTTGCAGGATTGATTATGGCAAGCGGTCAAGTTTCCATGAGTCGTGCCAATACTATCGCAAGAACAGAGATTAGTCGGGCTGCATCGGTATTTGTTCAATCACGTGCTGAGAATCTTAGATCTGAAGGTTATACCTGGCGAACATCTGGTGATATTGATGTCAGACCAAGTCATAAAGAAATGAATGGCAAGTTTGTGTATTGGAATAAGCCGCCGACATTAGACAGGATGACTGGACATGCTGGATGTTTGCCTAATTGTCGTTGCTACCCAGACCCTGTAATACCACTCGATTGAGTGGTTTTTTAATACCTGAAATTAGTGAGATAAACATGGCGATGAATAAATTTGTGCTGAATGGCACGCCACAAAAAATTACAGATGGCTCGAAAGGTGGAGCGGCTCAAGGGATGGGTAATCGTGACTTTTACTTTGCCCAAGGTACCAGCATGCCTTCAAAGGATGTTCATTTGCTTGATAATAAAGTTAGCTTTCCTGAAGGGGTAACCCTGTGGGCATGGGCTAGTGATTTAAGTCCTGTGACCGTTGTGGTTTTAACTTCTGACTAACGAAAGGTGGTGAAATAGTGCTCTCTCTATCTGATATTGTTAATGTAAAAGTTGGAATTGGAAGGGGTGTGTTTGAAGCGCCTGGAGCCACAGTGATTGGTGGGAAGAAACCGTCTTTTAATTTGGAGATTTTAAAGCTATTTGCAAATGGCGAGCAGGGTTTTTGGTACGATCCTAATGATATGGGGACGATGTTTCAGGATGCTGCGGGGACTGTTCCTGTTACTTCTGCGGGACAGGCTGTGGGGTTGGTGCTGGATAAGAGTAAGGGGCTGGTATTAGGCATTGAACTGTTGACTAATGGGGATTTTAGCTCTGGTTTCTCAGATTGGAGTAACGCGAACAACTACTGGCAAATTGTAGATGGTAAAGCATACCATGCGTTAGGTACTGTGCTTAATGCGCTTCAGCGTACAATTACCTTAATTAAACACGCATGGCTAGAGTTCGACTATGAAGTAATACGCGGCGCAGCTCAGTTACAATACTTCGGTGGGCCTGTGAACATTGCTGTCGATCTACGGGGAAAAGGGAGACATCGCGTTTTTATTCCTAAAGGGACTTCTGTTATTCTTTTCAAGCGGGTAGATAATACAGAGTTCTACATAGATAACGTTAGTCTCAAAGAAGTTACAGGAAACCACGCATACCAAACCACATCAGCAGCCCGCCCTATTTTACAAGACACCCCACGTCGAATTGATTTTGATGCAGTGGACGACAAGCTCATCACCAACCTACCGACACAATTAACAGGCTGCACAGTGATTCGCTCTGTACCAGGTGTTGGAGTTCAGCTTCTTACAAATCAAACAATCCCTGCGACCTACGAGGATAACAAAGACCATTGTGGGCTGATTGTGATAAATAGAGCCTTAACTCCTAGTGAAACCTCGGCTATTACTGCTGAATTCAACAAGAGGGCTGGTGTATGAAATTTAACTTATCAGTCGTAAACATCGTACCCGATGCCCACAAAGACGCGCTTAATCAAATCGCTGAACTCTACGGATGCGGCCCTAATAACCTTTCTGTAAAACTGCAAGGTGAAGACGGCATTTATTGGGGCTGTCATTCCTGGTGGAAGCCGGAAGACTACGCAATATTTAGCGATGATGAATTGCGACAACAGGTAGTGCCTACCGAGTTACAGCCATCACTTGAGTTTCTGTATGAGCGCCTGATGCTTGATGGTGATGCTCAAGAGAACTGGCAGGCTGCATTAGCTTTAAATGGGCTTTCTGAAGTTCGGGAAGAGTAAATTAGGAAAACAAATAGACCACCATTTTAGGTGGTTTTTTATTGCCTGAATTTAGGTGAACTATGTTTAAGAAGAAACCGAAAAAGCCAGCGCCGTCTGCTACGAAAGACCGCTCCAATATCTATACGACGGGTCAGATCGGGCGTACACGAGAAACCACGCCGGAAGGTTATCTGCTTTGTCGTGATGTTCCATTGGCACGTATTGGCACTTTAATGTATGGCGACGGCGAAGTACCAGTAACAGCTGATAACACTGGCCTGATTCTGATTCAGCGTGGTGAGGATGTTCTATTTGATCCAAAAACTATTGCGAGTGCTGAAGGTAAACCAATTACAGATGATCACCCGGAAGATTGGGTGGGCCCTAAAAATTGGAAAGAGCTCTCTAAAGGATCTGGACACAATATTCGCCGTGGCGAGGGTATTGATTCAGATCTTTTAATTGGAGATCTACTGGTTACAGATAAGGATACGATTGACGCCGTCCTTGAAGGAAAAGTAGAGATATCGCTTGGGTATGACGCTGATTATATCGAAGTCATTCCGGGTAAAGGGTTACAGAGCAATATTGTGGTGAACCATATTGCATTAGTAGATAAAGGGCGTTGCGGTTCTCGCTGCTCGATAGGAGATAGTTTTATGTCTGATAAGACAAAAAAGAAAAAGATTAGCTTTGCTGATCGCATTCGTAATCTGGTGAAAACCAAGGATGCTGAAGAAGCTGAAAAACTGGCCAAAGCAGTTGAAGATGAAGAATTGGAAATTGAAACCAAGGATTCAGATGATGACGAAGAGCAAGATGGCAAAACGTCCGATGCTGCTGTGAATCTTCAGATTCTGAAACAACTTAAAACCATGGATGCACGTCTAGCTGCTTTGGAAAAGAAAAAAACCAAAGATTCAGACAAAGAAACCGAAGATGAAGACGATGATGGTGAAACTAAGGATTCAGGTGAAGAAGAGTCTGAAACTAAAGATGACATCTTAAAAGCAGAACCTGCAGGTAAAGCTGATGAGGGTACAGTTCATACCGGTGATTCACTTAAAGAAGTAATGGTGCGTGCTGAGATCCTGTCACCGGGTATTAAGTTGCCGCCGACAATTGACAGTGCGAACAATGGTAAAGCTGTTGTACTTGCCAAACGTCAGGCGCTAAAAGCTGCAATGCAGACTACCGATGGTCAGCAGGCTGTAGCGCCGTTTATTGGTGCCAATGCCAATGTTGATACTCTACCAATTCAAACACTGGATGCTGCATTCATTGGTGCATCTGAGCTGATCAAACAGCAAAACAATTTGAAAGGCGTACGTTCAGGTATCACGACACGTGATTTCGGCCGTGCAGCCCCAACGATTGATCAGATCAATCAGCGTAACCGCGATTTTTGGAACAAAGGAAAATAAAACATGGCTGCTTATACATATCGTATGCCTTCTGGCATCCCGGGTGATGTGTCTCGTAAATCACATTCAACAATCGAATCACACAATATGCCGACGCCAGTGGCTGCTTTTGGTGTATTTGCCAAAATGGATGCCACAGGTAACCTGGCTGCACTAGGATCTTCTGACACAGCTGATACGGTTTATGGCCTGATTGTGCGCTCATATCCAACAACTTCCGCCACTAATGATCTAGGGCAAGCAGTACCACCAAAAGGCATTACTGATGTGCTGGTACGTGGTTACATGACAGTGAAATGCAATGCTGGTACAGCGAAGAAAGGTGGCGCCGTCTATGTGCGCATTGGTGCCGCTGCAACTGGTAAGCCGATTGGCGGCATTGAAGCAGTAGCAGATGGTGCAAATACCATCGCCGTGAAAGCACGCTTCATGCATGACGCTGATGCATCTGGCAACGTAGAAATCGCATACAACATCTAAAAATTTAAAAGGCATGAAGGACGGCGCTATAGGCGTCTTTTTTTATGCCTGGGGAAAATAAACATGAAGAAATTACTTCTCGGTAGTGCAGTTACAGCAGGCATGGCGGCGATTCGCGCCCAAACTCGTGACAGCTTTCAGACCTTTGATGCGCGTACTATCGACAGCACTGGTGCTTTCCTGGTTGGTGAACTTGAACGCTTAGATCCGCGACTCAATGAGCCATTAGCAAGTTATACCTGGTCACGCGATATTGACCTGCGCTCAGATGTTTCAATCGCTGATGAAACATCATCTTTCACTAACTCTACTTTTGCTGCTGCAGGTGGTGCTTCACCAAATGGCAAGTCATGGGTAGGCAAGAATGCTGATGCTATCCAAGGTATCGCTCTAGATATTGGCAAGACAGCATTGCCATTAACTTTATGGGCAATGCAGATTGGCTTCACAATTCCTGAATTGGAATCTGCGAAACAAGTGGGGCGTCCTATCGATGCTCAGAAGTTCGCAGGTCTGCAAATGAAGTACCAGATGGATGTGGACGAACAAGTCTATATCGGTGACGGCATGATCGGTGTAGAAGGTCTGTTGAACTCAAGCAAGGTGGGTGCAACCAACGTTACTAAAACTTGGGCAACATCCACACCGCAGGAAATTCTGAGCGATGTAAACCTGATTCTTAATAACGCATGGGTAGCTTCAGGCTTTGCTGTATGTCCTGACAAGTTGTTATTGCCGCCTCAGCAGTTTGGTTTATTAACCACTCGCATTGTGTCAGAAGCAGGCAATATCTCGATCCTTGAATTCCTGAAGATCAACTGTCTGGCAATGTCGGTTAATGGTAAGCCACTCGATATCCAGCCTTCTAAATGGTGTGTTGGTCGTGGTGCTGCAGGTAAAGACCGCATGATGACTTATACACAAGCTGAATCACGCGTTCGTATGCCTCTAGTACCGCTACAACGTACGCCGTTGGAATATCGTGACCTGCGTCAATTGACGACTTATTTCGGTCGTATCGGTGCGGTGGAATGGGTATATCCAGAAACTGCTTACTATGCAGATGGCCTATAAGGAGAAGCTTAATGAGTAAAGTTAAAATTTTCCTATCGAAGCCATTGGTAGTGAATATGGGTAAAGACCAAGATGGCCAGCAAATCAATTTGAACCTGCCTCAAGGTCTACAAGAAGTAGATCAGGAGGTGGCAGAGCACTGGTTTGTGAAGCATCACTCGCAAGAGATCACCCAGGACGTAGTGGTAAATCACGAGCTTCAGGAAGCTTATGACAAGCTAAAAGAAGAATTTGATGCTCTTCAAACGCAATCTGATGCAGCGACCAAGAAAATCGCGGATCTGGAAAAGCAGGCTAAGGCTGATGCAAAAGAAATCGCTGAGCTAAAGCAGAAAATTGCTGATGCCTCCTCTGCTGACAACAGCAAAGATGCAGATCCAAAAGCTGAAGACAAAAAGGCTAAGTAATCATGCTAGATGAATCATCCTTTCGTGAATCAATGCCAATGTTTGCAGATACTGATCTGTACCCGACAGCGCAATTCAACTTCTATTTAAATATGGGAAAAAAGTTACTGCCTGAATCACGCTGGGATGATCTGCTGGATGAAGGCTTAGCTTTCTTCGTAGCGCATTACCTGACGTTGTATTTGCGCAGTATGGACGCCGTAGCGATTGGTGGAGATGCTGGTCAAGTGACTGGTAATGAAACCTCTAAGTCAGTCGACGGCGTTTCCTATTCGGTCGATGTGTCCAGTGTTTCATTGACTGATGCTGGACATTGGAATCAAACCACATTTGGCATTCAGTTTTTGCAGATGGCCCGAATGGTCGGTGCAGGAGGGATTCAACTTTGACAGTAAAAGTAACTGGTGAAGGCATGCTGAGCATACTTGAGGCCGTTGCGGAACTGTCTAGGGTTGAGGTGCTTGTGGGAGTGCCACACGGGGAAGCCCGAACTGATGAAGATGGTATGACCAATGCTCAAATTGGTTATCTGTTGGAAACCGGCTCACCTGCAATGAATCTTGAACCCCGTCCGCATTTGGTGCCAGGTATTGAAGCTGTACAAGATGTTATCGGGCAGCAACTTACCAAGGCTGTGAATAGTGCGTTGGATGGTAACAAACAGCGCATGTATTTCTTCCTGGGTACTGCCGGCATGAAGGCAACAATGAGTGTGAAAAACCTGATCAATGCAGGGGAATTTGCGCCGCTGAAGCCCGCCACACTCAAGGCAAGAAAGGCCAGAGGCAGGAAGTCTGAAAAGCCATTGGTGGATACAGGCCAGTACCGTAATGCGCATACCTACGTGATTATGAATAAAGGCCAGGAGGTTAGCAGTGGCAACTCTTGATGTAAGTCGGGTGCTCCTAGATCCAAAGTTGGTATCACGCGGAATCATTTGTCATCGCACTGAGGTGGATGTAGGAAGCAATGGTCGAGGTCAGAAGACTGCAACCACCCACACATTCAGCGGTGTAGTGACATCAAATGATGGTAGCAAGATGGATCGCCGGCCCGATGGTACCTTGATTAAGGGTGCTATTAACATCCATACCCGGTTTGTATTGTCTTCTGGTGATGCAGACCATCAAGCCGATGAAATTACATGGAAAGGTCGTCGTTATATTGTGTCTCAGGTTTTAGACAATACACATTATGGCCGTGGCTTTGTGAAGGCAATTTGTGAATTGAAACTATCAGGATAAATATGGCGGACTCTACAGTAGACGGTTATATACCGTCGAGTGGAGCTGTCCAGAATGACCAGGAACTTGAGGATATTTTCCAAGGCTTGATTGTTGGAGTCACATCATTACCGGGTGCCATGGTTAGACCGCGTTGGCAGAATGACCCACCACCATTACCAGGCATTGATAAAAACTGGTGTGCATTCGGGGTGAAACATACCCGTAGTGATGATGGTCCGTACTTCCAGCAAAACGAAGATGACATGGACAGTATCCGGCATGAAAGCATTGAAGTTTTTCTCTCATTTTATGGTCCACAAGGGCAGCACTTTGCCAATTTATTTAAAGATGGCTTAGAGATTCCACAAAATATTGCCCAGATCCGGGCATACAAAATCAAATTTACAGGATGCGGTGAAATTCTTACGGCACCTGACTTTCTCAATAATCAATACGTGCACCGCTATGACATGACCGCGACATTCAATCGACAGGTCAAGCGTAGCTTTGCCTCAAAACCTTTTGAAAGTTTTCAAAAAATTAATTTTAAACGCAACTAGGAGTCATCATGACATTACCTGTTTCTAGTGTCGTCAATGTCAGCATTAGTCTTGCTGCATTGGCTGCGGGACCACGTTCATTTGGTTCATTACTTATTCTTGGCACTACAAGTGGTGTCATTGATAAGATCGAGCGCATGCGCGAATACTCTGGTATTGATGGAGTAGCTGAAGACTACGGCGTTGATGATCCAGAATACAAAGCAGCGCTTGCATACTTTGGTCAGTCACCTAAGCCTCGTACACTGTATATCGGTTATTGGGATAAGACAGGGTCGGAATCAGTGCAGGCTGCGGTTGCTGAATGCCTCCAATCTCTCAAGTGGTACGGCCTAACCATTGCAGCCGACCTGACTGATATAGAAGTTGATGCTGTAGCAGCCCTAATTGAAGCATCAGACCCGGTACGTATGTTTGGCTATACTACTCAGCAAGAAGATAGCCTGAGCGCAACCAGTACGACTGATACTGCGTACAAACTCAAGAATAAGAACTACCGTCGTACCTTTGTGATTTTCTCTTCTGATAATCCTTATGCGGCAGCTTCAGTATTTGGTCGTGCATTCAGTGTCAACTTCATGGGTACAAATACAACAATCACCCTGAAGTTTAAGCAGCTACCTGGTATCGCAGCTGAAGATCTGAAAATCAGTGAAGCAAGCGCATTAAAAGCGAAGAACTGTAATGTCTTTGCGAGCTATAACAATGGCACATCCATTCTCCAAGAAGGGGTAATGTGCGACGGCGCATTCTTTGATGAAGTTCATGGCCTTGACTGGCTTCAGAATCACTTGGAAACAGCGTTATGGAATTTGTACTACACCTCCACAACAAAGATTCCTCAGACACCTGCAGGTATAAACCGTCAATGTACAGTTCTGGAGCGTGCATGTGAGCAAGGACTGACAAATGGCTTGCTGGGAGAAGGTCAGTGGAATGGTGATAGTTTTGGTGCATTAGAAACTGGGGATTACTTACCAAAAGGCTTCTATGTATATGCCAACAGTCTGGATGATCAAGCTCAATCAGAACGTGAAGCACGTAAGGCACCAGTATTCCAGATTGCTTCCAAGTTGGCAGGTGCAATCCACTTTGCTGATGTCATTGTTTCCGTTAATCGCTAAGAGGAAAAATAAATGTCCACATATTCTTTTATGGATACTCAATGCGCCCTTGCAAGTGACGACGGCGTAATTGATTTAGGTTATGGCGCTGCAATTGCTGAAGAAGGTATTACCTTTGCAATGGCAGGCGATAAAAACACAATGACCATTGGTGCTGATGGTGAAGGTATGCATTCATTGCATGCTGACAACTCAGGTCAGGTCACTATTCGTTTACTTAAGACTTCACCGGCGAATGCCAAGCTGATGAATCTCTACAATGCGCAGAAATCAAAGCCAGCGAAGTGGGGCAAGAATACTATCACATTAAACCATACTGGATCAGGTGATAACCACACTGCATCCAAGTGTGCATTTAAAAAGGTGCCGGATTATACCAACGCTAAAAGCGGCTCTACAGTTGAGTGGGTATTTGATGCAATCAAACTCGATATGAAACTTGGCACATACGCATAAGGTGAAACATGGAAATTATCCCAATCGGTGGTCATGACTACACGATTGGGCGCTTAAATGCGCTCGATCAACTACATGTATCACGCAAAATTGCTCCAATTATTCCAAATATCATGCCGATCCTGACTGAAGTGGCTAAAGGTGATTTGGAAAAGGTTATAGAGTCTATTGAGGCGGATGAAAATGCAGAACTTGAAGGTCTTGAACCTTTAGCTAAAGCACTAGAGCCATTCATGGAAGCTATTGCAAAGATTCCAGAAGAAGATGTGAATTACGTGATCTACAAGTGTCTGTCAGTTGTAAAACGTAATGGCGCCGTTGTATGCCGTGGTGAATCAATTATGTTTGATGACCTGGATATGAACCACTTATTGCCTCTAACCGTTGCAGTGATCCGTACCAATTTAGGAAATTTTATTCAAGGACTGCTTACGAAGGCATCGAGCATTCAGGCGCAGTCCACGTAAATTACAGAAGTTTGCCTGATGGCGAGGATTGGTTATTGCGTCCAGCCATTAAAGGTATGTGCAAGTTTGAATCTATAAAAGACGGCACGCTTGATCTGGCTGATATCGCACTGATGAATGATGCGCTTGATGTTGTGGCAGACAATGAATATCTGGTCGAAGAAGCCAGAGAAGCAAGTAAACCTAAACCGCCATAGTGCGGTTTTTTAATTTCGGAAGGTAATCCATGGCACAAGCAGGTGTGATTCGTGACTTCATGGTCGCATTAGGATTTAAGACTGATAACTCAGGCTTGAAGCAGATGCAGGATGCCATGGGCGGTGTGGAGCTTAAAGCAGCAGCATTAAAAGGTGCTTTACTGGCCTTAGCAACTGGCGCCGTCGTAGCAGTGCGTCAGACGGCAAGTGAACTAGATAAGCTTTACTTCTCATCACAGCGTATTGGTGCCAGTGTCACCAACATCAATGCATATGGCAATGCGATTGCTCAGCTTGGTGGTAGTGCGGAAGGTGCAGTAGGTTCTCTAGAATCTCTTGCCGAAAAAATGCGTAATTCACCAGGCTATGAAGGGATGATCAATAGCCTTGGTGTACAAACCAAAGATGCAAACGGCGCAATGCGTGACCGTGTGGAGGTCATGAAAGACCTGAGCGGCGTGCTATCTAAAATGCCAGCTTATCAGGCCAATGCTTATGCAAGTTCATTGGGCATTGATCAAAATACCTTGATGGCTATGCGTGACGGTAAGTTTGTATCGAACATGGATAAGTACCAGAAGATACAAAAAGAACTTGGTATGAATGATGACCTTGCCAAATCTGGCAATGAGTTCATGACTGAGTACCGTGATCTAACCATGATGACCAAGACTGGATTCCAGGTCATTGTCATGCAGGCGGGTAAGGCACTTATACCAATCTTGCGTTTGCTCAACCAAATGCTACAGATGGGCATTTCTGCTTTTAGTCAGTTGAATCCACAGATCAAAGAAGGTCTAGCTGTAGGCTTACGTTTCGCTATGCTCGCCGTAGTATTTGGCGGATTCTTTAAAGTCTTTGGAATGATCTTTAAGTTCATCCCAATGCTTAAAAGCTTTATCGGTCTACTTAAGTTATTCCGGCTTGCGTTTCTTGCATCACCAATCGGAATCATCCTTGCTTTAGCGGCTGCATTAGCTTTGCTATACGATGACTACAAGACCTGGAAAGAAGGAGGCAAGTCGCTCTTCGACTGGTCTAAGTGGACCAATGGTATTGATACCATCATTGGCAAAATTAAGGACTTCTTGGAGATTCTGGACCAGGTTAAAGACAAGGTAGTTAACTTTGTTCAGAAGGTCCTTACTGATCCAGCCGGCGCCATTAAAGAAGTGGCAGAAGTAGCAAGCAAAAGCCTACACGACAAGATTGCAGAAACGGAAAAAGGCGCGAAGGCTCTTGATAAGGTTGGCGAGACTACGGCGAAAACCCTGGCATTTCTTGGTAATGAAGAAGCTCAAAAGGCTGTAGAGATTAATGAGGGCAAGCCTGCTGTTACCGCAAAAGGTTTGGCTGTTGGTGTGGCTAAAGCTACTCGGGATACAGTTAAGCGGATGACTGGTGGCGCTTCAAATGGTTATGAAAATTTAGGTCGACTAATTGCCAGTGGTGAGGGGGATTACAACTCTGTAAACCGTGGTCTTGTGAAGGGGAAAAATCTTGGCGCCTTCCAAACCGACTTAAGCAAAATGACGATTAATCAAATCTTGGCAAGAAACAAGCTTAAGCCGGGTGATAAAAACCGAATGAATGCTGTCGGTAAGTACCAGATTATCGCAAGCACCATGAAGCAAGCCATGAAAGCAATGGGGTTATCTGGCAATGAAAAGTTCACACCTGAATTGCAGGAGAAGATCTTTAGAGAGTTTTTAATTCCAAAGCGCAAAGGTTTAAATGATTATCTAAAGGGGGGGGAAACATCATTGGATCGGGCGCAATATGAGGCCGCAATGGAGTGGGCCAGCATTCCCGTGCCAAAAGGCTTTAAAACCCAAAGCGGTAGAATCTCTGACGGCACAGTAACTTACTATGACACCAATAAGGGTAATCGAGCTAAAAAAGGCCATGGAGGAAAAATACGCGCAGAACTTCAGAATCTCCGCAGCACCAACGCTGTCAAAAATAAGACGCCAAGTGGTAGCGACAAACTGGCTAATTTCGCTCAAAATGCAGATATGCCAAACATCCAGAGCTATGCTCCACCACAAGGCAACCCCCACAAGTCACAGGTCAACAACTCGAATATGTCAGCATCCAATGTGACGATTCACCAGAGTTTTAAAACTGACATGACTTTGAATGGCGTGAGTAGCCCAATTGAATCTGCTAACGCTGTAAAACGTCAGCAGGAAAATTCAATGGTGATTGCGGCTAGAGGAGCTAAGAGTCTTATTGGTTAGTCCTCAAGACTCTCTGGTGTATCTGTGCGTGTGAATTCTTTACCATATTCGGAATACTCGTCATCCTGAATTGAGTAACATGTTTTCACATTGTCGTATGCATCACGGTAAGCAAGGATGCTACCCCAAGTGCATAAGGATGAATTGTTGATTGAGTATTTAATGACAGGTGGTTTGCCAGTTAATCCACCCCGACCATCTTTAAATCCTAAGATTGCGTCTCTTAAAGGCAAAGCTAGGCCATTCTTTGTATCTAATGCCACAAAACGAATAGGTTTTGATGAGTTGCTTACATTTAGAAGAATGTATTTTCTGTCAAAGTTTGGTTGTTGAGTCTTTAGAGCGTTTTTGTACTTTGCGATATTTGTTTTTGAGCAAAAATCAAAATCATCGTAATCGAACTGACATTCAGTAGTTGCTTTGTATGGGGCATTAGCCCAAGCCCCAACACTAAAGACTAAGGATGCAGCTAAAAGGGGTAGTTTTTTCATAAGGTTATTCCTATATTATTGATTTAATACTAAACAATTTCGGCTTAATAATGAAAAAGTATTTACTTCTCTGGGTTTTATTTTTTTCTACCACAGCGTTTGCTTCAACACCAGTGGAAAGACTGCTACTAATTAATGATTTTGAGGGGTGGTTAAATGGTGAAAAAACTTTTTTTAACTGGATTGAGTTTAGGCAAAAAAAAGTGTTGGCCTTTTCTGATATTAAGCAGCCCGCCCATATCTACATAGACTTCAGAGATAATCCTATTGCTGCCGAGGATAAGTATAAGGAGAGTTTTCAGTCATTCTATGGGCAAGTATCAGGTATTGAGAAAAATATTTATGGTGAACCTTTGCTTGTATTCGATGTCGCTTATGTTAATAAAATATATGCAAGCGGGTTAACCAAGAGAGAGGTTGTTAAGCTAAAGATTCCTAATATGGTTAATCTATTGTGCATAGGATTTGAGGTGAACCCATTTGGCGATATTGGTGCAAATTGCTCGATGTTTAAAAGTGCTCAAAGAATGATAGCGGTTAATAGCATTCAATCTTTAGACAGAGAGGGCAAGCTAAATGTAATTTTGAGTTCTTTAAAAAAGAATGCGGAATATAGTTTAGCAATGAGTAACTTGAATAGGGGATTGGACCCAAGCTTTAATCAGGAGTGTACTACTATAGATAGTACAAATTACTCAAGCTGCCTTGCTTTAATGGATGATGCTTTAAGGGCTGTGAATAATAAAAAAGCACCTTAGGGTGCTTTTTTTATTACCTAAAATAAAGCTTATCAAAAGCAAATATCGCAGAAACATGCATTTTTTGTATAAAAGATATTCAAATTATGCGTAAACGAATAATTACTGTTAGAATTGTATCGTACTATATAGAAAGTTTATTTTTGGTGGTCAAAATGACTAGGACAATTAGAGCAAGAACTATGGATAAAGCTTCTCCAATGAATCTTGTCCTAGATGTTGAAGTTCTATTTGATGAGGAAGCAAAAGTGTGGGTTGCTGATTGCGAAACTCTTTGTATTGTCACAGAAGCAAACACTTATGAATCTGTTACACAGCAAGTACGCGACTTAGTTCCTGAAATGATCAAAGAAAACAATATTGATCTAGGCAGTCAAAAGATTTATCTTAATTTTCAACACTTAGATGAATCTGCGATAGCGTGAAATGGGTTCTGGTTATTATTTAATCGTTGTTGAAATTCTAAAAAGACATAATTGCAGTTACATCAGGCAAGCCAAAGGTAGTCATGAAATTTGGTACAGTCCATTATCAAGTAGAAAATTCACCGTCCACTTCACGGTAGCATCGCGCCACTCAGCCAATAAGATATTGAGAGACGCTGGAATATCTGAAAAAGTTTAACTTCTAATTTCTCAAAAGCTCGCATATGCGAGCTTTTTTAATGGGTGAATCATGAACCAACTCATTACATCCGCCTTAGGCGGTTTATCAAATCCCATGGTTGAAAAAGTGGGTTCACTGCTTCTATCAGGCCGTGGCCGTACTATTATGGGATTATTTGCTGACGTAACAGTAGAAGAAAAGCATAAGGATGAGCTAAAGATTACTGAGCATCCTACCGAGGTTGGTGCGCCGATCAATGACCATGCATATAAAGAAGCACCAGAAGTATCAATGAAGGTTGGCTGGTCTGAGAGTGCTGGAAAGCTGAATGGTCTGGTGGGAGATTCATTCCTGAGTGGCAATACCAGTCTGAATATTGTGTACCAGACATTATTACAGTTACAGGAATCAGCAGCACCTTTAGTGATATCAACCGGTAAGCGTCTATATACCAACATGCTGATCAAGTCGCTTGGCTGCAGTACAGATCTGCAGACTGAAAACGTACTGATGATTGACCTAACCTTCAAGAAGATCAACCTTGTCCAAACTTCTGAGACTGAGGTATTAGTAGAAAATCAGGTCAATCCAGCAGAAACATCGGGCGTATCCGACAGCGGGACAGTACAGCCAAAGCCAGCAAATACATCAGTTCTAGGACAGCTGACTGGCGTTGCAGATACTGGTGGTGCTTACACTATATTAAATCCGTTCAGTTAAGGTGAATAATCAATGGCAATTTACGAAATCCCTTTACGATCGGGCAACCAGAAATTCAACGTCACCTTAGGTAAGACTATTTATAAGTTAAGACTGATTTACCGGATTGATGAATGGTATTTGGATATCTTGGATACATCAGAAAAGCCCTTAATCACAGGGCTTTTAATTTGTCCGGGTATCGATTTACTTGAACAATATAAGCACATCATTCCATATAGTCTGTATGTCACCAACTCAAATCCTGATGAGCTGGCCACATTCGATAGTCTTGGTTCAAAAATTAAACTCTACTACGAGGATTAGCCATGACATTACAGTGGAAACGTAACTGTAAGCTCACGATCCAGATTGATGCGAATGAGCCTAAGGCGCTGGATTTATCCCAATTTAAAATCGTATTCAATGTTGGTCAGGCTACAAATGAGCAACCTAAAGCTGCTGAAATTTATATCTACAACCTGTCAGCCAGTACCATGAACCTGCTAGCAGGGGTGGACAGTCAGAAAATAAATACTCAAGTCATTTTAGAATGTGGTTACGGATCAGAACTATCTGTTGTGTTTAAAGGTCGAGTATTTCAGTACCGCCGTGGCCGGGATAACCCTACTGATACTTGGTTGTGCGTGCTGGCCATTTCCGGAGATGCTATTCAAAATGATGCGTTGGTTAATCAATCTATACCTGCAGGCACTTCGAAAAATGAAGTCAGCAATATTCTTGTGAGTGAAACCAATAAATATGGTCTGGTGACTGGCGAAATAGCCAATATCAGCGAACAGCAATACCCGCGTGGAAGAGTATTCTTTGGGTCGCTACATGACAGTATTCAGCAGTTCGGTAAAGAGAATAATGTCGAGTTTGACTACGCAGACGATGTGATTAGCTCAATTAACACCTTGAGATATTCAGTTGAACCTGTACAAGTTCTGACGCCGAAAACCGGTGTGGTCAGTATGCCGCAACTCACAAGTGAAGGCTTGATCGTCAAATGCTTGCTCAACCCAAAGCTGAAGCGAAAGGGGCGTGTGCAGATTGATATGAGTGCCCTGCAGACGGAAGCCTATGACATATCTTGGACGACAGGCGGGCCTGATCAAGTATTCAAAAACCCAAAAGGTATAGAAGCAGCAAAAGGGATATTCGTGATTCAGGCTATTGAGCATAGCGGTGATACTCGCGGTGACGAATGGTACACGCATCTGGTATGTACCGCGATCAAAGGCATCGTACCAAAAACTGGTATTACGATTAACGCCGTAGATGATGATTGGCGCCCACCGAATACTAGTGGAGAGAGCAATGGCCCTAACACTTAATGAACGCTCACCCACACAGATGCAGATTATCAGGGAGGCGGTGAATGCTGCCCTTGCAAATCTCTGGACGGCACTACCTTGTGAGGTCGTGGAATATAAAAGTGCAACGGTGACTGTGAATGTGCAGCCATTGATTAAGATTCCTGTGCATTTACCAGACGGCGAAATCGAAACAGTAGAACTGCCGATGCTACTTGATGTTCCAGTGATGTTTCCTTGTTCTGGTGGGTTTACGATTACCCATCCCATCAAGAAAGGGGATGAGTGTCTGGTAAATTTTGCAGACCGCAATATTGACCTATGGTGGCAGTCTGGTGGTATTCAAAACCCATTCGATACTCGAAAGCATGACTTATCAGATGGTTTTGCCTTCTTCCGGCCTCAATCGCAAGCAAAGAAAATTTCTAATATTTCCACTACTGATCTTGAAATCCGTAATGATGCCAATACTTGCAAGATTCAGATTACACCGGATGGGGTAATCAATTTCCATGGAGCTAAGTCCGTGTTTCACCATCCTGTGGAAATGAATAATGGATTAAAGACATATGGCGAGCTTACAAACAATGATGTGGATGTAGGTTCCGGTCACCCACACACCGGAGTTCAACCAGGTGGTGGAGACTCTGGACCACCAAAACCATAATTTAATGAGGGGCGCGAAAGCGTCTTTTTTTATGCGCTATAGAAAGCAAGATGAAAACGGTGATTACACCTTTGGCAATGGCCTGAATAACTTTCATATCGACAATGTTGACGCCGTAGCCCAGGCGATTGATACGCGTTTAAAGCTATGGGTGGGTGAATGGTTTGCTGATGTGTCAGATGGTACAGGGTGGTCACAAGCTATCTTGGGTAAGCATTCTCAAAACTTATATGAACTTACTTTGAGGCAGCGTGTACTAGAGACACTGGGCGTTATCAGTATTCAGGAATTTCAAAGTGCACTTGACCCAAATACAAGAAACCTCGTAGTGACCATGGTTGTAGAGACGGTCTATGGACAAACAGATTTAACAGGAGCATATGAGTGGAATTAACAACAATTGCGCCAACGATTGATGATAGTGGAATACATGCACCTACCTATGACCAGATTCTTACCTGGCTAAAAAGCAAGTATCGAGGTATCTATGGTGATGATGCCTACCTGGAAAACGATAGCTTGGATGGTCAGTGGCTAGGTGTTTTAGCACTACAGTTTAGTCAAGTGAATGGGGTGTGTATTCAGACATATAATTCATTCAACCCTAAGACAGCAGGTACCGATGCTTTAGCACGTAATGTCAAAATTAATGGCATTAAGAAAACATTGGCAACCTATTCAACTGTAGATGTTACGGTTGACGGTACACCTGGGACAGTTATTACTTCGGGTATTGTAGGGGACGACAATAATAATCGCTGGTTACTGCCTGCAACTGTGATTATCCCCTCATCTGGACTAATAACGGTGACGGCCAGAGCTGAAAAGGCTGGGGCAATATTTGCAGCAGCAGGATCAATCAAGAATATTCTTAAGCCTACTCGTGGTTGGCTAGCTGTTCTAAATATGAATACTTCATCAATCGGTCAGGATGTAGAAAGTAACAGTCAATTACGTCGGCGTCAGGCTCTATCTGTCTCTATTAGTGCTATTTCACAAACTGAAGCAATGCGCGGGGCGATTCTTGCTTTAGACAATGTCTCTCGATGCAAAATATTTGAGAACACAACCAGCACAGTTGATGGGAATGGCTTGGCTGCCAAGTCAGTTTGCGTCGTAGTATCAGGCGGTGATGCCCAGGAGATTGCGAAAATTATGCATGCCAAGAAGTCTATGGGGTGTGCGTGGCATGGAAATACAAATGTTACTGTGATGAATATTTATAATGAGCCAGTGGTAGTTTCTATCTATCGTCCAGACATTAAGAATATTAGCTTTCACGTTCAGATTGTCACAAACGAGTCATACAGTGCAGACACAGCAGATGCTATTGCCCAGAACCTGGCGGACTATGTGAACACTTTAGATATTGGCGGGAATGTTCTTCAAAACAAACTATATGGTCCAGCAAACTTGTATGGGGCAGAGGCAAGTAGAACCTATGAAGTACTGCGTATCACCACCAGAGTAGATGGGGTTGATATGGAGGGAGATTACTCACTGCCTTTTGGATGTGTAGCTTTTTGTGATCCGAGTGAAATAGCTATCGAGGTAACAAGTGGATAATAAAAAGGTTGATGATTACATTCAGTTAATTACCAGTCAGCACAGGCAAAAAGAAAAATTTGTTGCAATGCTTAAAGCAGTCTCTCAGCCCATGACAGACTGCTTTAATTTTTTGAATGAGCTGCACTCAAAATTTGATGTTGATAATGCAGACGATCCGTATTTAGAGGTCCTTGCCCACTGGACAGGCACCCCATTACTCATTCGCGGTGCTGCACAGATTGAGTATTTCGGTTTTGAAGATCAGCCCAGTTCGCTCACTTTTGGTGAAACAGATGATCTGTATGTAGGTGGATATTTTCGTGAATCAGGTCAGTCTGGTACAAGTGGGTTAGTGCCCACAGGGGAATTTTTAAGACGCTTGATTCAAGCCAAAATTCTAAAAAATCACTGCACTGGCAATATTGATGAGACCAAGGAAATTTTAAACCTAGTCTTAAATCACAATGATTTTATTGTCACTGATAATCACGATATGACGGTTACTTTCACCAATCTCTCTGCTCGATTTGCTGAGGTGGATAAAACGTTAGTGAAAATGTTTTTCCCATTACCGGCAGGCGTTGAATTAATTATTGAGGGCTAGTATGGCTATTGAAAAACTAACTGAATTTGCCAAAACAGGGCAAAAAAATACGGATGATCTAAATCTAGAAGTAGGGTTTGTGGTCAATCGAAAACCTGCTCGTCAGTGGTTTAATTGGTTATTCAACACATTAACTACCAAGATTAATGAAATTATTGCTGGAAAATTAGACTCTGATGCACCAGCTGTTGCCGCTCAGAAGTTGCAAACATCACAACAGATTTCTTTTTCTGGTGCTGCAACCGGGTCATTTAATTTTGATGGGAGTAAAGGAGAATCGTGCATTTTAACTTTGGCTAATTCTGGAGCTGAAGCAGGAACTTACGGGACAACTTTAAAAGTTCCTGTGATTACGGTAAATGCTAAAGGGCTGATTACAACGGTTACAACGCAGGATATTCCGACGGCATCAACATCAGCAAAAGGGCTTGTGGAACTAGCAACCAATGCGGAAACCTTAGCGGGAACGGATGCAACTAGAGCCGTGACCCCGGCTGCATTAATGAGTTTGTTTGCTAACAATAAAGCAGAAACGGGTTACACAAAGTTGCCGAATGGCTTGATTATTCAGTGGGGCAGTTTTGTTCCGAATGGTTCTCAAGCTATGGGTTATCCGCAACAGGTCACATTACCTATTGCTTTTCCATCAGCTACAGTGTTTGCAATTGGGAGTGAGGACGGAGGCGCAGTAAGCGGCACCGAAATGGCGCAGATTGATTTGACAAAAACCACAAAAACGCAACTTGCGTTTTATACAAACTATATAAATAGTAAAGTTCTTTATTTTGCAATGGGATATTAAGAATGATTTATTTTTCTTTTAGCGGTCAGGCATTTTTTGATTCCGAATTAAATTATTTGGAAATTCCGGCAGATATTATTGAAATCACAACCGAGCAACATGCGGAAATTTTAGACGCATTAAATCGAAATTGTTTGGTTTTTTCAGATTTAACCTTTAGTGAGCCGAAGCCAAGCCCATTCCATGAATGGAATGGGGCGGGCTGGGTTGATTCGCGCACACCAGAAGAAATCGCATTTTATAACCGTTCTTTTTTTCCACAACTCTCAAAACGTCAATTCGCTTTATATCTCTACGATCACAATATGTATGATCAAGTAATGCAGGCGATTGAAGAAAATCCACGTTTCAAGATCGAATATGACTCAGTTTCTGATATTGAACGTTTGAGTCCGATGGTTTCAGATATGACTACATTACTTGGCTGGACAGATGAGCAAGTCGACCAAATGTGGAGTGAAGCTTTAACGCTTTAAAACATAAGAGTTGAACAGGCCGCATTAGCGGTTTTTTTATTACCAAAATTTAGGGGAAATATGTGGAGCCTGTCTCTAGCGGCATTGCTGCATTTATAAAATTCTATGGAATGCTGGTTATTACAGCATTATCAATTTTACTCGTTGCAACAGTCGTTTTAATGATGCGATTGCCAAGATCTCCACAAGAATGGGTAACAGGACTCATCTGCACAGTCGTATCAAGCCTAGCCGGTGGTGCATTCATTATCGTGAAATGGTCTCTCCATCAGTGGGTTACTGATGTGTGGGGAATGATAGCCCTAGGGGGCTTTTTTTTCGCCTGTGGTTTACCTGGCTGGGCCATGGTCCGCTGGACATTCAATCTAATTGAGCAGCGTGAAGGTAAGACTATTTTGGATATTTTTCGAGAATTTAAAGAGGAGTGGAGAAAGTGAATATTGATCAATTTCTAAATGATCTGATTAATCGCGAAGGCGGGTATGTAAATATTCCTGCGGATCGAGGTGGTCCAACAAAGTACGGTATTACCGAAGCTGTAGCACGTCAAAATGGTTATAAGGGCCATATGAAGGACCTACCACTATCATTAGCTAAAGACATCTACCGCAAGCAATACTGGATACAGCCACGTTTTGACCAGGTGAATGCGATTAGCCCACTGGTTGCTGAAGAGCTATTGGATACAGGCGTGAACTGCGGCGTTGGTTTTGCTCGACCTACTTTGCAGCGAGCTTTAAACTTACTCAACAACCAAGGTAAAGGCGGTTGGCCAGATCTTGCGGTAGACGGTATCTATGGTCCAGCAACCCTAAGAGCACTCAAAACCTTCTTGGCCAAACGTGGCAAAGAGGGCGAAAAGACCTTGCTGAAAGTTTTAAACATTTTACAAGGCAATCGCTATATCGAAATCGCTGAACGCAATCCACGTCAGGAACAGTTCTTTTTTGGCTGGATCACCAATCGGGTGGCCATATGATAAAAGCCTTCATCGCTAAATTTTACGAAGCCGTCATTATTATTTTGACGGCTTTTTTATTGGTGGCGCTTATTTGGGGTGGATACTACAAGTATCAATTCAATACGGTTGAACCAAAATTCCAACTTGAGTTAGCTCAAGAAAAACAAAAGCACATAGATGATTTGAAGGAAATTCAGCGCATTCAAATAGAAGCCTTGTCTGATATTCAAATTTCAATCAATGCAGCAGGTATTAACTATGAAACCATGCGAATTGAACACGAAAAAGTCACTGAAGCACTTAACCGTAAATTACAGACCGTCATTGCTGACACTCTTTACCAGTCTATCTGTTTTAATGCTGGCGGGGTGCAACTCGCTAATGAAGCCAAAAACGGTAGTGGCAGTGCAAAGCCTCCCTGATCTACCAGCTAATCTTGCTGCTCCATGTGGTGAATCTCAAGATCTAAAAACAGGTCGTGGTGATGAAGTGCTGACACTTATGGTTGATGATCGTCGTAAGCTTGCGCAATGTCACTTCAAGCATAAAAGTATTGTAGATCTTTGGAAAGAGACACAAAAACAAAAGCCCTCTAAGTGAGGGCTTTTAATTTATCCTATAGTTCCTAATACTGGTACTGCTCTAGGACCGGCCTTTCTCGCCTTACTCACAATCTCTACTAATTCATCATAAGTCAGATTGAATGAATCAGAACTATCAAAAATATAAACTACATTCTTATCTTTAAGTTCTTCTGGCTTTTCAGGAATAAAGCGGGCAGGGATTAATTGCTGAGTTAGCTTTTCATCAGTTAATACCGGTATATTTTTAATATTGCCATCAAATTTTTTCATAAACATGTTTCTCTTTATAAATCGTCGTGTTCCAATATTGTTTTATACTCATCCAGAACAATATCCTCAATAGTATTCATTGCCCCGATAAGAAAATTATTTAAAATTTTGCGATGTGCCTATCATCAATAAAATATTGCCCAAAATTATCCATCCACCCTTGAATAGCGTCATCCCATAAATATGTACGTGTCTTTAATTTCTTCACGATCGTGAGGTCTTTAACAGCAAAATGCGTACTGCCTTCAGGTAACTCATCCCAATCTACTTTGCCATTCTCAATAAACCAATCTTCCCAAGCTAATTGAATATCATCAGCCACAAAACGATTATTTTCATTATCCCAAGCAAATGGATTGTTGCTATTCAGCTTATTCACATGCAGGCGTTTAAAATATTTATTGTTCTGGTGAATCTCAATAAATACATCCAAATGCTTTTTAATGAAATCAAAATCAACATTAATTACGCCGTCATTTTCAAAAGCATCATTTTTATCAACCAATGCCATGTAGCGCTGTTTCTTGCTCCATTCCTTGTAATAACTATTATAGTTATCCTCTGCAATGCGAATTGCCTCTTCAAACTCCAATCGGGTACCACGTTTTTTCAAGTTTACATACCGCTTTAAGGTATTCCAGGACTCATGCAGGGTGATAGTTTGCAATTGAGGAATGGTAAAACCATCTTCAGCATATCTTGTGGCAGCTTCATGGCGTAGATCATGAAATCTTAGGTCAGTGATACCGCATGCATTACACGCCCGGGTGAAGTAAGTCGAAACAGTTGCAGTATTCACCGGTATTAAAATGTTTTTGTCATAACCTAAGGCAAGCATACGTTCACGGACATCTGGCTTCATGAACTCATCAATCATATTGATGGCCCTTGGTTCCATGTGAGCATATTTATGATTACCCAAAGATCCGTTTGGATTCTTAGCATCTCGCACGAGCCATTGGCTATTCAGGTCGTCAAAGTCATCCAGGCGCAATGAGCACAATTCGTCTTCTCGACGTGCGGTGTATACAGCAAACCACATGATCAGGTGCATGGGGGTAGAGTTTTTGACACGCTTCCAACTTTTATAGAAATAGTTGGTCAGCATTTGAAGTTCTTCAGCCGTAGGCAAACGATCACGCTGTTTGGATCTGGTCACGATACGAGATTTTTGCAAACCGATCATGGCTTTTTCAAACTCGACTAAGACATTTTCTAAAGGCTCACCCCAAACAAATTCAGCATGCACGATCACAGCTTTAATATGACTAAGGTCCTTTAACACTGTGGCTGGTGCAACGCCGTCGGTACCTCTAACTGGATCACCTCTACGGCGCATAATTGCGTAATCGGAAAAGTCTTGTCGTGTTAAGGAATAGATATTCTTTTCAGAAATATCTAAACTAGCGATATGCTGTAGTGCTCCTGTTTTTGTCCTGGCAAAACTGTCCGCTTCATCCAAATACTGAGATATGAATTCTCTGAGAGTTTTGAGCTTAAGTTGCACCTCAGGGTTCAACATTTTTTCAGGGTGCAATTCAATTTCTGCTTCTGTGCGTTTAATCCAATCCTCAGCTAGTGATTTCTTGCTGAAAGTCTTGGATTGCTTGAATTCAGGATAGCCTTGACGTTGTACACGGACCTGAGCTCTATACCGAGTTGTACCGTCTTTTGTTTGTCGCTTAGTGACCGTACCCAT